CAGCTTCAGCACCAATGCCGTAATAACCGCAATCACAATCGTTACAGGCCCACCAATGGCGGCAATCGCAATCTTGACCGTACCAAGAGCCGTAGCCACCGCAGGGGCAACCGTCATAATCGCTCCTATGGATTGTATCAGCGTGCCGATGATAATTATCACAGGGCCAAGAGCCGCAGCCAATAAGCCGATTACAACAACAGTTTTCTGCTGTTCTTCACTCATACCATTCAGTTTGTCCATGAAATTTTGCAGATGGGTGACAATATCTCTAATGACAGGCATCAGAATTTCACCAACGGAAATTGCCAACTCGTCCAGCTGGCTTTTTAATATTTCCAGCTGTCCCGGCAAATTATCCTGCATGGTATCCGCCATGTTTTTCGCCGCACCGTCACAGTTATAGACTGCATCAGTCAGTTTATTAAAGTCTGCATCCGATGCGTTTACAATAGCAAGCATCCCCGCAAAACTTTCTTTCCCGAAAATCGTAGATGCCGCTGCCACCTGTTCTGCCTCAGATAATCCGCCCAGACTACTGCGAAGATTATTGACAACCTCGCCGAAGGATTTCATTGTGCCATCGGCATTTGTAAGGCTGATACCATATTGTTTCATGGCGGCTGCTTGCGCATCCGTAGGTTTTGCCATGTTCGCAAGTGCCGTTTTCAAACTTGTCCCTGCAACCTCTGCCTTGATACTCGCATTTGCCATCAAGCCAATCGCCAAAGACATATCCTCTACGCTATAGCCTAATGCACCTGCTACAGGAGCTACCTTCTGGAATGTAGAACCCATCATGCCTACATTCGTATTTGCGTTACTGGATGCCTGCGCCAGAACATCCGAAAAATGTCCTGCATCCGCTGCACTCAAACCAAACGCAGTCAGTGCATCCGTCACAATATCCGAAACAGAGCCCAGATTTTCACCGGATGCAGCGGCAAGGCTCATAATACCCTCAATGCCGTTCAGCATATCTTCGGTTTTCCACCCTGCCATAGCCATATAGTTCATTGCCTCTGCCGCCTCGGATGCGGAGAATTTCGTCTGTTCCCCCATTTCCCTTGCCTTTTTCCGCAGGCGTTCCAAGTCCTCACCGGATGCACCGGAAACAGCGGCAACCTGACTCATAGCGGCATCAAAATCCGCGGCAGTCTTTACAGCAGCAACACCCAGCCCTACAACAGCACCTGTAACAGGCAGTAGCTTTTTCCCTACTCCTTCAACTTTTCCGCCGACATCCTGCATCTTTTCCCCTGCCGCCGCAATCTGCTGTGCGGAAACGCTACCGAAATTTTTCATTTCCTTTGTCAGATTTTTCAGACTGTTTTCCGTTGCGGAAATCTCCCGTACCAGACGGCGGTATTGCTCCTGATTGACCTCCGTACCGTTTGCCATGTCCTTATCGGCTTTTTCCTTCGCCGCCTTCAAGGCATCCAGTTTGGTTTTTGTTTCCGATACGGATTTTGTCAAAAGCTCCTGTTTCTGCCGCAGAAGGTCTGTGTTTTTTGGGTCATGCTTTAACGCCTTATTGACATATTTCAGCTCATTCTGCAAATCCTTTGCGGACTGGTTCAAATCCTTCAAGCCGCTTTTAAATTTCTTGGTATCCGAACCAATCTCAATGGTAATGCCCTTAATGTTCCCCATGCTCTGCCCCCTTTCCGAATTTTTCCCTCAATGCCTTTCTGTCCGGCTCGGTCTGCTCCAAAAGCCAGCACTCCTCCAGATATTCCCGACCACTTTCCGTCTGCTGTAAATTGAAAATAAACGCATCCCGCTGCAATCCCAGATAAACATCTATCGGCAAATGCTCGATTTCCAAAAAATTCAAATGTGCATAGTCCATCACTGTTTTTTCGGATAACGAAAAAATGCTGTAGTGCAAATCGTCCGCCTCTCCCGGCATAGAGGGTATTTTTAGTTTGGGTCAGACACAACACCTTTTACAAATTCCAGATAATCCTTCAGCAGCTCCACTGCATCCTCAAAATCAAACATTGCCGAAATCTTCTGGAAGCTGTATTTTTTCTTTTTGTTCTGGTTGATGATGGCGGTCAGCAGCTCATAAACATCGTTGACGTTTTCCATATCCTGTGCCGCTACCAGCTTGTCAAACATTTCCTTGTCTGGCATTGGCAGGATTGCCACAAAGCCATCATGCAGCTTAACCATGTATTTTTTCTTTTTTCTCGTTGTAAAATCTAACATCTTTCCACCTCACAAAAACGAGGGGCATAATGGCCCCTCTCGCTTTTCCTTAAACCGCTGTGTCAATGCTTTCTTTGAACAGAATCAATGTGCCTTCGTTGTCCTGTGGCTGTGCCTTAAATTCCGCATTGATGACAGTTTCCTTATCCTTCGCAAAGGACAGCTCGAATCCTGCCTCATTGCTGCCGACAATAGTCACACGAATGTCACCATCCGTCTTATCCTCATGCACAAAATGCAGAACGTATTTCTTGCCGTCATTATGGCTCAGACCGCCGATTTTTACAGTTCTGGTCTTTTTGGCTGTATCCTCTGTCACTCTGGCGGTGGGTGTCAGCTTTTTCAGCGTTTCGCCGTTCCATGTCATTACGCCGCTTTTCAAAATTGCTTCTTCGTCTGTGATAATTTTCTTGGAAACGAAATTCAAATCATCCTTCGCTTCGTAAAATGTCGGCTTGTAGGTCAGTGTCGCACCGCCCTGAATATAGCCCAACAGCTTAGCCTCCACCTCAATGGCTGCATCCTCAGGCAGTTCCCCTGTAAATTCATCCACATACAGCTTACCGCTGCCAAGTACAATTCTTTCCATTAGTTTTCCACCTTTCTTGTAATGTCAAATGCAAATGTTACCAGATACATTTTTTCCTTCTCGATGTAGATTTCCGTTGCATCGTAACGAATCCCAACAGAATCCAACGCCTTTTCAATTTTTTCTTGGTTGGCAAAATCCTTTTTTGCCGAATAAAATTCTACCAAGTAGCTATCTTTTCGCAGGAAGTTTCTGCCATCCGAGCCCCAAGCGGCTTCTCCGTCCTTCAGATAGACGATGTAGGGAAGCGTTGGGTTTTGGTCTGCCTCATAAAAATAGACCTCCAGACCTGTACTGCGCAGCAGCTTGTATAACTCACTTTGCCGCATCCTCTATTGCCTCCCTTACCTTTTTTTCGTATTCCCGAATGACCTGTTCTTCTACTGGCTTAATATGTGGGATTGCCTTTGTTCGCTTGCCGTTTGCCGTCACATGACCATGCTCCAGAAGATGCGTCAGCCGATACCGTTTTTTATTGTGAATGATGTATTTTGCATTTTCGCCGAGACCACCATCTTCTCTTGTCACGCCCCAGCTTTTAGCATATTTACCTGTTCTTTTGGGGCTGGTCTGCCGCAGCTGCTTTGCGGCGGCGTTTGCAACGGCTTTTCCGCAAGCATCTGCGTTTTTCACAATCTCCGTTTCATATTTGGAAAGCAGTTTTGCAATCTCATCCGATAAAGCATCAGCCTTTATGCTCATATAGACCACTCCTTACCTCGCAGTAAAGCTCTGTGTGATGGAAATCGTTTCGGAAACGATACACGCTGTACAATCTGCCCCTAAACCGCAGGACTTCTTCCTGTCCATATTCGCCGTATGGAATCCGCAGGCACAGGGCAGGGCGCAGCCCCGTTTCTCTGCACTTGAAAAATTCGCTTTGGTTGATGGGCAATTCCTCCGCAAACACTTCTCGTTCCTCGTAAAACGTCTGCTTCATGCCGATTTCATCCCGTATCATTTTTTCGACCAACAACGTCACAACATTGTTATACATTGTACTCACCACACAAACTTAATCCGTTTCTCATGCCCTTATAGGCTTTTTCATAACGCTCGCCCTCGCCCATGAAGTCATACTGCCATTTGAGGTACAGCTCAAACACCTTCTGAATTGCGGAATCCTCCTCGTTAATGACAGTAATGCCGACACGCATCATGTCTTTTTTGCAGGCATCCACGTTGTACTGAATTTCCTCATCCAGCTTATCATGCGAAATGCGCAGTGCCGTTTTCAATCTCGCTAAATCTGCCATTCCTTACGCCTCGCTTTCCACAATCTCCACAGTAAATTCCACATCTCCTGCGGATGTTGTCACCGTAAAGGTTTCAACGCCGACAGGGAATTTCTCCAGATAAGCCTTTTTCAGCACAACCGCAGTGCCGCCGGAAACAGACCAGTTTGCCCCACCTTCCTTCGGCACATCTGCGCCGTTATGCAGCAGGGCTGTAATGATCTGACCGCCTTCGGCAGCCGTTACGGTAATGTCAGCATGATTTGCGCTGTCTGCGCGCTTATCAAACGTGCCGCCGCTTACTGCGTTACTTTTTTTTTAAGAATCAGCACACCGTTGGGGTCTGCCAGCTTCCCGTCACAAACCAGAGTGACCTTCACTTTTTCCTGATTGTTGTCGTTATCTCTCCAGCGGTCGGTGCGCATCTGCATATTCGTATTGATGATGTAATCATTCAGATTCACAAACACACCGAACACCTCGCCGTCGGATGCCGCTGCAAAGCTTTCCAGCACATCCTCCTCTGTGGTGATAACCTCCTTGCCGCCGAATCTGTAGGTTTCACCCTCGGCAATGCCGTAGTTTACTCTTGCAATAGGCTGACCTGTGGAATCCACCATGCCGTCAATCTGTGCATCAAAGGTACCCTGTGCAAATACGAACACGCCGTTTCTGTATGCCTTTTTCATTTTGGCGAATACCTTTTCCTTCCACGCCTTCCAGCTTGCGACATCCTCCGCCGTCATTTCAATGACGTTGCCTGCGGGCACTCTGCTGTCCTTCGTAATGCCGAGCATCTGACCGCTGCCTGTGCCGGCAATGATACCCTTGTCCAAAGCGGCGATGATAGCCTCTACCGCCAGAGGAACAAACATTTCGGTAAACTCCGCAAAATCAACCACATTCGCAATCAGGCTTTGTGCGATTTTGCATTCCAGACCGTAATAGCTGAAGGATACCTTTGTTTTGGCGGTTACCTTCTGGTCTGTGGATGCAGTGCCGTCCGCAACCCAGCTTGCCGTAGGACAAAGGGACAGGATAGGAATTTCCACACCGCCCTGCACGTTTGTCTTTCTCACTCTTGCGTACAGTTCACCATGCGCTTTCAGCTCTCTGATGAATTCCTTCATCACGGTTGTGGGAATTACCGCTGTGGTTTCCGTTACCGTAGTTACGGCGTTCTGCAGCTTGCCTGCAATGGCATCCTTGTACTTAACAGGCAGCGCTTCTCCCTTGCACACCAGATTCATAAAGGCATTTTTATATTCATCTGTATCGAATACATCCTTCTCCGCTGTGTTGCCAAAGGTGCCAATCACGCCGTTATCATGTGTGCTGCCTTTGCCCTGCATAGCAGAAAGGTTTGCCTGCGCCGTCGCAAAGGCTTCATAAGCGGCATCCAACTGTGTGATTTCTTCCATTTTTGCATTCGCTTCTTCCACGCTGCCGTTCTGCAGCAGTTCCTCCGCCGCATTGTAAA